TCAAACGCACCACCAACTTCGCCAGCCGTTACAGCCAACTCTTTAAAGGTTAAAAGTTTTGCTTGCGTCAGTTTGATTGTTTCAGCCGTTACACCTAATTCATATTCTTGTGCGTCAGCAAGAGCTATCAAACGATCTGTTACTGCTGCTGATTGTTCACCGAACAAACCCATTGAGATTGCTACTTGGCGCAATCTTTGATCTGCTTGGTTTGCTAACTCTGCACCTTTCACCATGTGAAGTGCTGCTAAACCTAAACCTGCTGCAAGCAATCCACCGTACTTAGCAATATTTTTTGCACCGTTCGTAAACGCTTTGTCCATTGTGCGCAAACCGAAAGTTGCTTTATTGCCTGCGCCATCTAATTTTTTGAAATCAGATATAGCCTTGTTGATGCCTTTGCTATCAAAGGAGGAGACAATGTTTACACCTAAAGCCATAATTTATGCTGCTCTCTGAATATGATCTTGCACAACTTTGTTCAATTTTTCTATTGACTTCGAAATGGACTCTTGGATCATCCCCATATTTTTTTGTGTTTCAGGGAACATAACACGGCTGCGAGTTTTGCCTTTAGAACTTTTGGTTGAATAGGGCTTATCTAGATTCGATACAAAGCGCATACCTGCTTTAGTGCTGGCTTTGCTTCCTGCGCTGTCATAGATTTGTGCGCCACCATCCAACTGTTGCAAACGCAGCAACCCGACACGATTACCTCTAGTGGAAGTAGAAATTGTTGGCTTGACTTTTGATTTGGCTTTGCTACCTACATACGGTGGGAACTTCACAGCACCTCTGCGTTCGTTAGTCGTATGCCAGTTACTCACCCTGCGAAACGGCGTATTAGGGAATGCTGCGCCAACCTTTGCTGCTAATGGTGTAGCCACATTTTTTAGGTCTTTGATAATCGTGTCATACATTGAACGATCATATTTGCGCAACTCTGCAACAGCCTTTTGCACACCATAAACTTCAAAACGGATTGTCATAACTTACGATACTACTATTACTTTCTTTTCGCCTGTCTATGAGCGTTGCGCAAAAAAGCGTACATCGTGTTCAACATTTCCTCTGACTCTTGCATCAATACTGCTGGCGCAATATGAAACTCATATGCAAGGTGAACGATTAGCCAATGGGCTGAATCGTCACCGAAGGTTCTAAAGGGATTTCACTTTCCTCTTGTGGTGAAACATTTGCTACAGAACGAATCCAATCAGGATCAAACTTGCTTTTAGTTTTTCCACGATGCGTGAGCGCAGACCAAGCCAACCATGCAAGATCAGTAAGGCGCAGCTCTTTTTCGAAAGCCACAACGCTGCGTGACCAAGTGCGTTCAAAGCCAACGAAGTCGGCAAAGACTGCTTCTACATCCTCTTTTGTGCCGTCTAGGTATTCAACTGTTAAAGCAATTTTCATTGCGATCTCCTTCTAACTGTTTGATTTGTTTATGCCGTTGTTTTAACGAGTGTTCCACCAGTAAATGAAAGTGAAGTCATCGCCAATTCACCAACGCTTGCAGCAACAGGTGTATGACTAGCGAGATAAGTACCAGAAACCGTGTATAGAGGATTCGTTGCGCTGGTCGCTGCTGAACTTGGTCGAACTGTAACGGTTGTCTGTGTGCCAACAACAGGGAAAATTGTTGCTTCAACTTCTGTTGCAGCGAAGTCTTGCATGAACTCAACTTCAATAGCAATGTTTTGCAGACCACCAACGAATGAACGGTTGCCACCGAACGAGGTTGTTTCTACTGCCTCAATTTCGTAGGTAAGGGTAACGCTATTTGCCCTATCGGAAAGCACCACTCCATTAACTGTGATGTCAGCATTTGTTAGAACGATTGCAGCCATGATTATTTGTCCGTTTCTTTGATGTCTTGCTTTGAAAACTTTGTATTGACTTCAGCGATATGACCACCATCAATCAATCCTTGAATGTTACACCCATCTAACAGGTCGCTGTCTATAGTCTCGCCCTGTTTTCCTAAAGCAAGTTTGTTGCTCAAAACTTTATATGTGGTCATAGTTTTCCTTTATGCGTGAACTGTAACAGATACTTGTATTTGCAAAAACTCTGCATCAGCAGAATTAAGGCTTGAAATGTCTGCACCTGATGGTACTACTAAAGTTTGTGCTACGCCACCAAGCGTAGTATCTCCTTCTAACGCAGCTCGAATACTTTTCGTTCCAGAATATGAGAGGAAATCATCTAGTAATGCGTGCGCTGTGCGATCTAAATATCTGCCAACAATCACGCTGATAGTCCAATTCATTGTGACATCGCCACCTCCGAAAGCCCTGTGATAATCAACAGAGTTCAACACGGGGAAAGCGATAGGTGGATTAAGTTGCTCAGGTTGATAAGTGTAGGTGCGTAGTCCTGTGATCGTTCCTAAGCGTGCTGCAAGCCCTGTAGCGACTTGTGAAACTGTCGCTGGCATCAGGCGATACCAAACATTTTGTAAGGTGAAAGTAGGTCACGCACATCAGGATCAACAGCACGCACCGTAATAGCCATATCAGCGAAACCGACAACACCAAGAGCAGCGTTCAAGCGTGCGAACTGGCGCATAGCAAGCAGCACACAAGCCTGATTTACATCGTCAGGAACGGTGTTCCAACCCCATTGTGCTGTAACTTGCACAGTAGGAAAAGATGGTGTTACAAAAAGAGGGAATGTTGCGCCACCAACCATACGAGCATTTAGATATGGGCGTGACTGTAAGACTGCATCTGTTGGTTCAAGAATGTAATCAACACCCTGAACCAAAGTTGTTGCATAAGTACCGTCAGCAGTCGTATCAATTTTGATTGTTATAGAACTTGAAGAAACATCTGCTGGAAAGAACAGCATATATTCGTTATACGGATACATCGTGATAGCAGTTTGGTTCATCTTGTAAAAGAACCTTCCCGTGTAACCATCAATACGCCGTGATGCAGACTCAATAGCATTTTCCAACAAAGTGTCATCCACATTGTCTGTAAGCCTCAACGCAGCCTTCACCTCTGCAAGTGTGCAATAACCATTTGTAATAGCCACAATTATCCTTTACGCTTTTTTGCTGCTTTCACTACAGCACGCTCAACTACTGGTTCTAAAGCTGCTGTTTCAATTTCTGTTTCAACCATATATTTGTGATCGAAATCTAGTTCACGCAACGCAGCATCAACTGCTTTAATGCGATCTTTCAACCCTCTGCGTTCGTAACCTGCACGCTCTACAAGTAGTGCTTCAATTTGTTTGTTCATAGTTACTCCATAAATAGAAAAGGGTTGGTGACACCCCGAAGGATACCACCAACCCTTTCACAAGTTGATTAACAAACAACCTTAGAAGGTTGGTGTTACCAATCCAGTTCCTCCGATGAGGGAGAAAGCATTTGGGTAACGATTAGCAGTGAACGCTGAGTAACCATAAACGATCATGGTGACATCAAGTTCGGAAGCCTTTGGTTGCTCAAAGCGCAACATCATTGGCTCGCCACCACCCTGTTCAAACAAGTGTGCTTCTTGTGTGTTACCAAAGATAATAACATCTTCGTTTGCACCTGCACCGTTTGTTGTGATGACATTGGCATCCGTGATAACTGGCAAACCCATAATGGTGTAACCACTATTGCCATACACGGGTGCGCCATTACCAGAAGCAATCGCAGGCTGACCATTGAAGTTAGGCACTGGCACAGCCAATGGTCGCTTCTGATCATCAAGTGAAGCCAAGATGAAAGCAAGTCGGCGTGGATGCATCAAGATGAAGTTCGGACCAGCAAAGAAGTTGGTCTGAATGCGCTGAATTGCGTCAGCCATCTTTGGGTACAACTCTGCAACGGTTGGTGAAGCATCGGTGTAAGTCACAACTTGCGTAATCACATTGGTTAGTGATGTTGCGCTTGTTGTTACAAACAACGAATCAAGGTTTGTGTGGTAAGCAGAAACAAGATCAGCCATTACTAGCGAATCGATGTTTGTGCCACGCTCAATCGCTTGGCGTGAAACAT